AAGTTCGGAAAACTTTTCGGATTTTGAAATATCTAGTGTATAGATGAACATGATAGAAAATAACATGAAACCAATACTAAAGCCAAGAAAAATATACGGATTACCTTCGGACTCCGACATACCAACAGAGCAAGAGCAAAAGACTCTTGCCTTAAGAAATGAAATAAATGGATTGCGACACTTACTCAAAGAAATAGATATTGATGTGGATAAACTATTGGTGTTTGTTAGAGCAAATGCAAGACCATCAAACTTCGCTCGCAACCCTGCATTCTTCACTATATCTCATGAAATAAAAGACCAATGCGCTACAAGAAGGATTGATATGCCCGATAGCATGACTAAAGAATTGATGAAACATGATGACTTCACAAGAAGAAGCATTGAACGCAGGGTATATACAGAAAACTGGACTGACTTAGATTATGTCAAATACACCGCCAATAAGAAATTATTGAAGCGTATGTGGTCAAATTGGTGCATTCAGTTTGCGTGATTCTTTAAGTGGTCAATAAGAACCGCTTTAGTGCCTTTTGTATCAAGGTCGTATTTCTCACATAGAGCAACTAAATCAGCCTTCTTCATTTTCTTAAGGTTGTTGAGGTTGAGTTCTTCCTTAAAGTCCTTGACTTCATCAATTACTTCTTCCGCCTCTTCTATCAAATCTTTGACTTCACCAAGCGACAAAACTCCATCTTCCAACGCCTCATCAATTTGAGGTTTCAGTCTAAGATATTGTTTGTAGCCAAATGCTACTACTGCTATTGCTATTCCCAAATACAATGCTATCGTGGTTGAGTCCATGAGTTCTCCCAATATGTTATCGCTTAAAGAAGTTGTGAATTTTTCAAACATATTTGCTGCTATTGGCAGCACCTATAATTACTTATTGGACTCAATAGGGCTTACTCCACCATTTCGCCTGTTCTATTTTGCATTTCAAACACATTTCTTGCACGGGCAAACTCAAACAAAGATTTTTTCCATCTTCACATTCCTTCCTATCTTGTTCCATAGACTGTTAAGATACAATCACGGTTAATTACCATCATGTAAATTCTAAAAATCTGATAATCTGTAATTTTGTTGAGTGAAACTTCCTCTATTGGCTCTCATACTTGCATCAACAACCAAATATACCCTAGTATCAACCAAATCAATATCACCACCACCACCACCAAGACCTAATTCAACATCAAAGGGAACAAGATGATTTCCCGCATCAAGCACTTTCACATTGTTATAGTATTCGGGCGAACCCGAAGGAAAAATCATACAAGCATTATTGACTCTTCTAACCCCTGCCGGTGTTGCTAATCCACCGTTAGCGGCTAAAACTATTTCCGCCATGCTATTGACAAAAATATGGGGTTTGGAAAAGTTATTTTGCCAGTCAAAATAATAAATTACTCTATCAATTCCACCAAATGCATTTCCTCTTTCCTCAAGGCCAACCTGCCCGTGCAAAATGTATTCTCTTCCAACATTGGTTATTCCACCTGTGGCAGTAATAGATGCCACTTGAACACTACCTGTTTGAGTCATAGCAGGGGTGAAAACATCAACATTTTTTCCACTACCTGCTGTTTCACCAAACTGTATCGTATCATTATTCACCCATAATCTAAACGGGGAAAAGAAATGATTTGTTGGGTTTTCGTCATGCTTATACAACTGGCGAATATCTGTTCCTCCGCCACCACCACCGCCTGACGGAACATCAACTGTAACAGTCACACCCGACATGGTGGCCGTAACCCCTGCACCTGTGAAGTTAATTTTCGTAGGAGTACCAAGTAATGTTCCTTCATCAAAAATGCTTAGCATGGGAATTGGTGTGAAAAATTCAAGACCGCTTTCTAAGGCATTAACTCTAACCATCTTAAAGCCCGAACCAACATAGTTAGCCGGAGTATCGGACAATCCTGTAAATGCCGTAGCACCACCACCACCGCCACCACCTGTCGCAGTCAATGTTGAGCCTGTCAAAGACAACCCGCTACCAACTGTCAATGCGCCTAAGTCGCCATCAGCATCAGCATAAACAATTGCATCAGTTACATTAGATTGCCTAATTGTTCCGGCAACATGAAGTTTGACTTGAGGATTACTTACTCCAAGACCAAGCCTACCGTTCTCATCAAACCGACCACTTTCTTTAACAGTCCAAGTATCATCGTTAGAATCATTTTGTCTTAGGAACATTATCTGTCCGTCATCACTTGATGATGAGTTAGAGAATTTAATACCCGACCCACCCCTTGCATTTGTTCCTGACGCATAACCTGCATGAGTTCCACTACTAACTGAATCGTCAAGTCTAAGATTACCTCCGACCATAGCATCTCCATTGTCAATTGATAAGAAACCGTAAGCCCTCGATGAAGGAGGATTTAATTCAGCCGAGTTTTCAACTGACAATGTTCCACTAAACATTCCCGATACGGTATTATCGTTTGTTCCTCTTACATCTAAAGTCACATCTGGGCTATTGGTGTTAATACCTACTCTATCGTTTGTTGCATCAAAGAATAGATTAGCATTTTCTTGAGCAAGAATACCCGAAGCACCCGCAAAGAAAATAGAGCCTTGTGTAGCACCACTTATTGTATCTCCAATGGCTACACCCGATGGACTTCCACTCGATGCGGCAGTTAGTCGGCCTTGAGCATCAACTGTAATATTCGCATTCGTATATGCCCCCGCAGTAACGGCAGTATTAGCAAGAGCCGGTGTAGCATCACTACGCATGAATGTCAGTGCGCTACCGTTGTTTGCTACCCCCGATATTGTTTGTGATGGATTAGCCCCTACTGGAATTGCTGACCCACTACCTGCACTCGTTATTTGTCCTTGAGCATTGACTGTAATGTTTGCATTTGTGTATGAACCGGCAGTCACACCTGTATTACCTATGTTCAATGTTACTGTGTCTGGTGAAGATGTAACGCTTGCTAATCCTGTGCCACCTGCTATTGTAACTGTTGATTGATTTCCTACTAATTGATTACCTCCGGTATCGCCTGTAATAAGCCAACCCGTGAATCCACCTGTTGAGCCATTACTGGCCGAAGTCAATCTTCCTTGAGCATCAACAGTTATGTTGGCATTAGTGTAACTACCCGCAGTCACACCTGTATTGATGAGGTTAAGAGTAATCCTATTTGGTGAAGTTGTTGTTGATAAGATTTGATTCGCAGTTCCGGCTACAACAAATGTTTGACCGTTTGTTACTGTTTCATTTGACCCTGCATCTCCGCCTACATCAAAAGAAAGAATTGGTGTAGTGCTTGTGATAGAAGTTATCTGTCCTTGAGCATTAACTGTGATATTGGGTGTCGTATAACTGGCCGCAGTAATTCCTGTATTCTCTATATCGAGAGTAATAATCCCCGTAGCACTCGCTACGCTCGCTAATCCTGTTCCTCCTTTAATCTCTAAATCATTATTAGTTGCATTTATTGTTTGGTTTGTTCCTGTATCACCTTTGGCTACGAAAGAGGCCAAACCACCTCCACCTCCGCCACCTGCTACCGATAAATCAAGAGTTCCGCTACCCGTTATTGGGTTAGTTCCTGTGATAGTCACGCTTCCATCTGTTGAAGATAGTCCAACACTTGTTACACTTCCGCTTCCTCCACCACCGCTCTGTTGATTAACCCAATGAGTATTGTAGTTAGTGGAGTCTATCTTAGCCAATACCTGCCCTGCCGTTCCACCTGCCGGAACGCCAACACCTGCCGGTCCTTGCGCCCCCGTAGCACCTGTTCCCCCTGTTATGTTTGTTATGGTCGTGGTGGTTGGTGTAATGATTTCCTCAAAGACACCTGCTATCTTAGCCTTCCTAACCAATTCGGGGTATGTATCATCAACGCTAATAACAACATTTTTTTGTTGTAGTCTTGTTCTCAACGCTTCGGGAGAGTTATCGGGATTACCTACTTTGTCTGGCATTACTCGCCCCCCGCTTCATCAAGGTAGCAGTCAAAAGAAAATTTACTGCCTTTGAATACCATAGCGGGTGCCTTCTTATCAACTTCAATAGCCTTCTTGTCTAATCCAAGCATTGTATCTATGAATTGTTCAACATCTCCATCAGGCGCAGGGATGGACTTGCTATCACCCTTAATATCAACTTGCCATTCTCCATCAAGTTCAGTTATGCGAACCATCTTTTTGATGCCAAACGGATATGATTGATAACCCGTTAAGACGCTACCGTGATTGCTTTTTTCAATCCACACCATCATGTTTCTCATTCCCATTGTTCTTTAAATGTCTTTGAATATTTCTTTGACCCGTTCCATTGGATAGGCGCAGGTGATTTCTTTCTAAATTCATTTAGTTCATCTTCAAATGATGAACATTTGTTTAAATGTCTAAACAATGTTTCTATCAAATCCAACGGGTTATAATCGCTTCCCTTTGAAACTTGAATCTTGCCTTCACCTTCATAATCTCTAAAGTGAAAAGACCAAGTGCCACTTGCACTTGTCATAACTGAAATAGCAGGTTCAGCATCTATACAATCTGGTGTAAAACCGGATAATCCCATGCCACCCTTGCCGGACACAAGCCAAGTTACACTAACGGGAATGAAGTCATCATCGTCGTCTTTCATTATCCCCATACTCCCCGATTGAATGATAAGGTTATTGACTATAACCTCTCAACGGGGGATATGGTCTGCCAACCATCATCGTCAGGTTGATGACCAACGATTATCTTTTTCGGGGATATTCTAATATCAAGTGGAGTTCTTTTTCTATCATGTGCTTCACGCCACGCAACCTGCATAGCCTCCTTCAAAGAACCTTCATGTTCTAACTGCACATGCTCATTTCCAAAGTCAATGAACACAAAGTATTTCGTCATAGAAAACCCTTGCACACACACCTATATGAAGCAATTACTTGCTTCTTGTTTTGGTGCGAATTAGTTTCTCCCACTTTTGACCCTCTGGAGTTTTCAAAAATTCATTATGAGTTTCTATCCTTCTGTTATGTTGTTCGATACGCTTGTTGCCCCGTGAAGTTCCGGCTTGATGGCGAGCCAATGTTCCATCCTCAAAGCGTGGATTCTGTGTATGTGTCATACCTTTTTTGAAACTCTGTCTTTGTTGAGCCTTCCTAATATTCAAACCACCAATAGCCAAAGATATTTCTTGATTCGCTTCGCCCGTAGCCCATTCTCTATTGAACAACTCTTCCTTCGAGCCACATAGAGCAAACCATATATCCTCTGTTTGAAGCCCATACAAAACCATTCCATAGTCTATCTGTAATTCTCTTTCAACCTTATTTAGAGCCATGCGCTCATCGGCTGATTGAATTACTGGAAGCCAACTCATATCGCTTGACTCTTGTTCTTTAGCGTCATACAAAGATTTAGTGAACCATTTTTCCATAGCCAAAATACCATGATACAATGAAGGTGAATAATGTTCAGCCGTCTGGACTTCGCCATTGACAACAATGCCGCCTCTTACTTGCCAATAATACTCATCATTGGGGTAGTTGTATCTTTTCAAAAACATTAGGTATGAATCAGTCTTGTTCAGTTGTAGGTTCAAATAACTCCCTCTCTAACTTTTCCAAATCGCCCACCTTCATATAAAGTGCGGTTTTCCTCGCCTGTCCTTGAATAAGACCTGCTTCTTCTTGCATCATTCTTGCTACCATAGGAACATCTTTTCCTACCTCAATAATAGCACCTTCACGGACAAATTTCTTTATCGTATTTCCTAACTCCCTTGTAGTTGGCATTCTTTTTATCCCTGCCCTTTTCCAAGTGTCAATTAAATCCGCTACTGTGAACGGTCCGTTAATGTGGTTATCAAGTATATGTTGAATCATTTTAATTCGGTGCAAACCTTTACTACTTCCTCTCGCCATAATTATTCCTCAATCACATTCCATTCTTTGACATTTATGCCATTTTCGGTCAATACATAATACGCTATCGGGTCGTCTATCTCGATTATTACTCGCATAACCTATCGTAACCACATCACCTATATAATCATTCCGCATGAAGAATCTCATATATTCTTTCAGCAGTTTTCTCACCGATGCCGTCTATCTGTTGTAAGTCCTCAACGCTCGCTTCGGACAATGCGCTCAAAGATGGGTAATGACTGACAATAACCCTGCGTAGTTTTCTCCCTATCTTAGGCAGGGCTTCAATGATGGCGTTCCTGTATTCCTGTGGCTTAGGCGACTTAGGGCGTGGTACATACAGTCTGGCGTGGTCATCGTCAATCTTATCCATTATCTTACGCACGATTACTGCCGCATCATATTTGTCGCCAATGAATATAGGTGGGTAGCCGACTGCACATAAACTGGCTATGAATCCCGTCAGGACTTGTTCACTAACTCCCCTGTGGATTACCTCTTCCTTGATTTCTTCATAGGACTTTGTGACTATCAAGTATGAATACTCCGCCTCTTCACGCATAGCCCCTAACTGGCGCAGTCGCCTGTCATCAAACAAACTATCCATGAAGTCATCTTCCTTCCTTTCAACGCTGACACTTATACCCGTCATGTCACCCTCTCCTGTTTTTAGATGCACTACTTCAAATCCCAACTGGCTGAAATACGCTACCATAAGCGGGTGTTCTCTGTGGTCTATCCTCCTTCTTCGACTCAACAATTCATTGAGAATACTATCTCCGACTACTTCACGCATTACATTATCAAAATCCATAACCCTAAGCAGGGCTAATTTATTACCTAAAGTTCCTTTCTCCAACAAATCTAAAATCTGTGCGGGGTCATCTTTAATCAAGTCCATTCTTTTTATTCTCATTTCTTAGTCCACTTCCGTTTAATTATTTTTCTTGATTTGATTTCTCCAAAATCAATATACTTAGGACAAGCCGTTCCTACACAACAACCGTCTTTCTTTAGCGTAGTGCAGTTTGCCACCGATGAATAGCGAGGTTCATCAAAGATTGTAGCCATTTGATAACGCCTATGCTGTGTGTTATGTAAATCAACATAGCCCATTTGTGTTCCTAATTGAACCCATATCGCCTCTAATTGCTCTTGGGTCATGTGGAGGGTCTTAGCAAACATAGCGGTGTGGAAGCGTGCTTTATGCGAAGGATTACGCCTTTTGAGTTCATTGACCACACCCATACATTTCTCATTTAGTGATTGGAGGAAAACGGAAGTTTCGGACTTAGAATCGGAAAAGCCAAACTCTGTATCTATGACTGGCTTCAATTCAGTTTCCGGTTTATGCAGTTGAACATCAATCAAAGAAATAAATTCCCTGAGTGTCAGTTTATCTCCCTCACACTTGGGTAAAAAGTATTGAGGCCGATAACTTCTATTGACAATTTCATCATGGGTTATCGTTTCCAACCGCCTGATTGGAACGGGCATGGCATATCTTCCCGATACAATTCCATCCTTATTGGCATGGCGAGTATATGGCATTCGGCATAATCGCTTTGGGTCGCCTGTTGTCTGTTCATCCAATGTATTCAACCCCAATGTATGCTTTAGATGTGTTTGTGTTTGATTGACTAAATTCTTCAACGCTTCACTTGAGCCGTCTTTATGGTCAAACTTGAACCGTGTTGGTTTATGCAATACAAACAAATGATAACCCTTACTGCCGCTATACTGCACCCAATGCGCTACATTTAGTTCCGATAGATACTGCGACAACCGTTGAGCATCAGCAAAAGCATTCTCCGGCTTGCTATCGTGGTCAAAATCAAAGAAGGTTAAGCCATAGATAATAGACTTAGGAATCTGTTTGCCGTAGTCAAAGACCAAGTTATCGTAACCTGCCGTTGAAATGAAACATGAGTCGTGGCCTTCCCACTTGTTGAATTTCCTATACGCTTGCTCTGTTGCATATACAAACTGTTGGCGTGGGTTGCCTATCGCTCTTGGATAATGTGCAAATCCTAAACGCTCGCATAGAATATCAACTCTATCTGGCGTTAGCATAGCCAAATGGCTTCCTCACACCTATTTAGACTTCTTTCTCCACTTGTTGAAAGCATTAAGACCTGCATGACCAAAAGCAAATATCAACAGATAGAAAGCACATTCAAGAAACAAGGCCGCTAACAGCCATTCTCCTTCCATACATTTCTCTGTGCCATTTATTGATACACAATACACATCAAGCACCTAACCCCGATTCTCTAATGAAAGTCGCAGTATATGGTGTGCGGTCTATTGCCCCGCCTTGTCGGTTGTAGTCAAATGATACTATTCTTCCGATGAATGTTTTACTGTCAGGCACACCGTCAAAATTGACATCTTGCCATTCTATCTCAACTAATGAGCCGGAGAGCAACAACTCTTCCATGTATTGAATATCCCTGTCTTGTGTACCTTGATAGAATATACCCCTCAAAGTAAATTCATCAGCCCTTTGTCCGGTGTCACTTATTTCTGGATATATCGAGTCTAATACCGCAGTTTGACTCAAGTTGGCTCTCCTTGTCCTTGAGAAAGATGTAGGTTGAGTTTGCAGTCTAAGAGGCACTATTGTTGTCGCAGGTAAAACCTTGATTACACAAGACGCAACTGGACTTGTATTACCTGCACTATCAACAACAAGTAAAGTTGCTTTGTATTCACCCGCTACTGCGTAAGTATGGTCTTGGAAGGTTTGCGCCCCGCTCACGGCATTTGAACCATCTCCAAAGTCAAATGTGTAAGTTGATATTGTTGATTCGGTATTCAAGGTGTAAGATTGTGAACCATCAAACCTAATGCTTTGACCCGCTCTTACTAATGTGGGTATTGCTCTCAATATGGCTACTGGCTCTGTGCCATTTACAGTTATCTGTATTGCTAAAGACAAATCGGTAAGATTGTCATTGTCATCTTTTGCCTGTGCTTTCATTTCATAAAATGTCGCAGGTGAAGTTGGTGTTGATGAATATACATGAGAAATGTCAAGTGAAACATTTTGAGCCGGAACAGCAATTGGCAAAAATCCACTATCTGTTCCATCTCCAAAGTCTATCCTAACTTCGGTAATTTTCCTATCGGGGTCAATAGTGTCACCAAATATTCTTGCGCTAACGATGTGTCCTACTTTTGTGGTGATTGACGGTGAAACTGATTGTCCTACTGTTGTCGCAGTTTGCCCGTTGAAAGTGTTGCCAATGACTGCTACATTTGATGTGGGTTTGTGGTCAAACAATAACTCCCATTTTGTGATTGTTGGCAGTTCTCTAAAATTGACTGGGTGCAAAGATGTGTCCTCCGTCGAAGGCATGAAGAAGTTAAACCTAATTACAAAACCATCGGTAATGAAATTAGTTGGCAAATTGTCTAAATCAACTGTTCCAATACCTTGAACAAAGAATAAATCTAAATCTTGGAAGTCAGGAATAGGCACTGTTGCTTCACGGGCAATTTGACAAGCAGTTGGTAGTGCTGGTTTCTCAAAGAGGCTAACTGTAATGTTTCTATTTTTACTTGTATCTATGTGGTCAGCATAAACTTGTAGAGCAGTATATTTTGCTATTGTTGTTCCTGACGGGGGTAACATAACTGTCGTATCAACTGTGAACGGTAACATGGCCGGAGTTGGCAAGTGTCTAAATGTCAATTCATCAATTTGAACATCTTTGTTTGACTGTGCAAATGCCGGAGTTGAATAATTGACTGCAACTTCTTTATCACCTAACATATTTGAATAGTGTTCCGGCATAATTGCAGGGTAATAGTCGGGTTGGCTTGTAAAATTTATATTTTGTGCATTATTCCCTGCCGAATCTCTTTTTGAATAACCAAGCATACATACAGTTGGTGTATTTCCATTTTGATGATAGGTGAATTCTGCACTAGCACGCCTACCCCTTCCCGTTGGCTCTTGTTCCGCCAAAATATCATACGGATTGGCAATTCCCAAAGCCTGATTGTCCTCTGTCAAACTGGGTGTAACAATAAACGGCTCTCTTGCTACAAACGAAAATAAATTACAATTTTTAATTGATACGCCCCAAACTTCACCATTGGTATTTACTGTCCGAGAAACCGTGTCGTTATTTAAGGAAAATATCATCTCTTCCCCTGTGAAGGTTGCTCTAATAACCTGTGTTCCCTCTGTATAGGTAGTGGTAGCCCCAAACGCATTACTTGATATTCTCCCCATACCGGCTTTACCACCTAATGCAAACGGTGCGCCTCCACCATAAACCCCTGCGGTTGTGTAATGTGTATTTGCTGACATAAACCAAATAGCCGTTCTTTCAAACACACCATCGTATGCAGTCGGTCTTGGTATTCCCGAACCTATCGCCTTTCTCGGTCTGGTAGATGCAGTTGAATATATACCGTAAGGGAATCCCTGTGACGCTTTATTACCTGTTCCACCATAAGCCGCTCTGTTTAAGAATGCGTTAGCAACTCCGTTTCCGTCAGTTCCGGCAACACCACCTCCTTTTAATCCTACTAAATCTTTTGGCGGTCTTACAAATACTTTCAGTGGTGAGAGGAAGTCATTGTCGCTAATTGTAATAGCACCATCAACATTATGCGCTACCTTATTTTCATCAATATATTCTGTGATACGATGCACCGAATTTCTAAGTGATGATGAAGGGCGTGGATGGAATCCCCAACCTGCATCACGATTGAAAGTATTACCGAGCCATGCGTGCCTTCCATATACGGGGTCAGTTTCATTTTGGTCAAACTCAATAATAAATAACCTGTTATCTACTTCGGGAATGTAAGCAGTCATCTCCATATCTAAGTGAATCGGAGAGCAACCTGTTTCACTTAATCCCATAAGAGTTGTTTCTTGGTTCGGTTCGACATGATGGATAGTATCGGTGTTGTCAAATCCTGATTTTGTATATCCAATGGAATAAGTATCTAACGCAGGTGTCATAGCCAACCTTGTTCCTTCCCTTTCATGTGCAGGGAATGGTCTATTTCTTCCAAAACTCCATACTCCGCCTGTTCCAATTTTGTCAGGTTTGACATAATCCCAAGCATGAGAGCCGGTTGCTGAATCCATGTAAGACCAAAGAGGGGTTGATACTCCCCTATACGCCCATTTGTTAGGTATTATGTGATATGGATAACCCAACAAATCGCCTCTTGGAATCCATTTGTTGTTGCTTGGAAAAGTTCCACTGTAACCAAAGGGAACATACTCATACGGTTTATCTCCTAAATTTGGTCCACCAACACCCGATTTGCTACTAAATCCGATTGAATTGTAGCGTTGGCATAAATCATGACCCAAAGGTGCGGGTATTCTTAAACTACCATTTCCCTTACTTGATACCATAGGTGCGGTTGAAATATTGGTGTTGTTATCGGAGTTAATAGTTTCAATTTGAATGCTTCTTGGAACAATACCTACTCCTTCAAAAATACCCTCCGAATTAGGTAATTCAACATCTGTGAATTTTGGTCGGCCACCTAAAGTATCTTCCAAAGACGATGATGAAGGCACATTTGAGTCCACCGTTCCCATTCCCATTTGGAAGCCAATATTCATAATAGATGCAAAAGAAGGTAAAGTATTTTTTAGGCTTACATCATCTACTGATGTATTATCACCGATACCCAATGCATCTCCAAACTCCCCAAATGGATTAAATGAAGTTGTACCTCCATCTCCAAAACCACCACCGGAAAATACTGCCGTTGTAGTAAGAGGATATTCAAACCACCAAATAAATTCTTCTGGATTTTCAAGATGTGAGGTAGTTATTCCTGCGGTAGTTGTCGTATATTTGACACCTATTCCTTGCATTTTGTTATAATTTCTTCCGGCTTTTACTGATGCACCGGCAGGTGTTAGCATTGTCGCACTATAACCCGCAGCCCCTATTGTGGCCGATACATCTTTTCTCATGTAAGGAGGTATGTGAACAACATATTTTACAAACGCTCTTGCGGCATTAGAGCCTCCAAAATGTTCAGCCGCACACCCTGCTACAATTGTATTAGGGGCTATGAAATTTTGAATAGGATTATTTCCACCACCCACTGTCAAATAAGGGTAGCCGTCAGCCACTTGGCTTGCTGTTTGAAAACTGAAATTGCCAACTCCATGATAAAGTATTCTTCTGTGAAGCCACCAACCGTTGAATTGAAACGGTTGAGAACCATCACTTTGATTAGTGAATCCGCTTTCGGCTTCCTTTTGGGTGTTGAGTCTTTCATAGGTTATTCTTCCAATATTTTTAGATGGCATTCCTGTATTTTTCAAACGCCCCTTATTTATTCCATTATTTTTGGTAAATTCAGCATTACCCGAATTGGTCAAATCAACTCCTTCAACATAGATAGGTACACCAACTGGTATGTGATATGCTCTATTGGCGTGGTCAATGCTTCCACTAGCAATACCTTGTCCTTGATACACCCAATAACCTAACTCTCCTTCGTCGCTATCCCAACTAACTGCAACTAACTTCATCGGTCTTGGATTACCATATACTTCACCCATGCCGTATGTTCCTAAATGAGCATTAGCATAATAAGTAAGTGTGGCAGTTTGAGGTCTTGGTGCAGATTGATTCATATTCATATCGTGTGTGATAATACCATATTGTGCCGGTATAGGATTACCGAAAGCCCCTGCATTTCTAACTGCGCTTAGGTCATGATTTATGATTGCATTATAATTCCAATTAGTGCCTTGAGCCTGTGGTGAAACTGGTCCTTGAATGAAATCAAAATATGGATAGATACCGGCAGGTGAACCTTCGGTGAATTTGTCAAAGGAAGCATCATGACCGCCCCCGCTTTCAGTATCACCATAACCTCTAACACCATCCCAAACAGCATACAAAGATGTGGTTTGTGTTCCACCGATATATCGTCGGCTATCGTAAGAATATGGGATGATTACTCCATCATTCAAAGAGTATGTTCCGTCTTTCAAAAAGCACGCTAATGCCATGCTCATTCTGTATGAAGGTGCGCCAATATGAGAATTTGCTTTATCGTGATAAAGAGTTTCCATCGGCCTTCTTCTATTAGTCAATTGTGTTCTATCATCAAAATACTCTCCGCCCGAATCATCGGAAGTCCTCATATTGACTGGTTGCCTTAATCGCTCTAAATCTAACTTGAAATCTCCGCTTGTTCCAAATCTTTTATACACAACATCAGCATGTTTTCGTAGTGGATTTTGATTATATCTGGTTGTTCCGTTTCGTGCATAAGCCGCTTGATTTCCTACTGCATTTGTAGCACCCGATATTTGTTTTGCCAATTGGTTGCTATCGAGCAACATAGGCATAAAGACCGTAGCACGATACATTTCAGCAATAGGAAATGCCTGACCACTACTTTCTCTTGGGTCGGAAATTATGTTTGGCATTCTTGTTGTTGTTCCTACACCAAATGGTAAGAAGGCTCTTTTCTCCGAGTCATTGTTTAATCCAATATGCCTATAACTGTCAATAGTTTCAACAAATTCTTGGATTGTCATAAAAACTGGATAAGGACCAATTGTTTGAGTAAAACCTTTCACAACATCTCCGGCAGTTTGAGTTCCTTGTATGATAGTTGAGGTAGTATCATTTTGCAGTTTTCCTACATTTGTGCCGGAGTCAATTACACTTTTTGCATTGTCAGCCGTTTTGAAAGATACTTGATTTGCTGCACTTGCAGCCTCAACTGTTGGGGCTATCATCAAAAATTCAGTATGTGTTCCGTCGGGGTGATTGATTCGGCAACGGGGATTGTATGTTCCTGACCCTGATATAACGATTGTTGGCTCTGTGCCGGTTACATCTGTGCCGTCGGGATTTACTGCCTCAACTCTAACCCCTGCCGTTGTTGCCTCATCTATTATCTCGTTATCATCTTGGAATGAAGAAAATTGACTTCTAAACAATACTGGGTCAATGGATATTCCTAAGTCGGTGTCGTTTTTGATATACACCGGCCACCACTTCTGTAATTCAGCCAAGTGGTTCTTGACCCTTGAGAATTTCTTTGTTGGTTTCTTTTCATATCGTGCCATTAGAAACCACGCCCCCCTCTTCGGCTACTGGTATTGATAACCTGTGTAAAGGCGGTTTTAACCATTCGCTCTAATTCAAACTTAGATATGTCAGTTGAAACATTCATATTTTGAATAGTTATGTTGCCGCCCCCGCTTCCGCTTAGGCCGCTCTCCATCATAACTTTATTCCTGTTCATAGCATCTCTGCTATTATTTCCTAACGGGATTATCGCTTCCGGTCCACGCTCACCTGCGCTAACAACAGACGGTTGGGATATTATGCCACCTGTATGAAATTCCGGTAGAGCCATGCTACCACCTGCTGTTCCTAATGCTTTTGCCCCTCTCATGTTCGTAGTGCTTGTAGCAAATTTACCACCTGCCATTCTTGGTCCGATTGCGCCACTTCCGGCACGATTCATCATACCCAATTTACCCACTCTTGAAAGTCCACCTGTTGCCGCACCAAGAGCAATTGCTGCACCACCTGACGCTATATTTTTCAAGCCCGATAATCCTCCTTCTTTAAGTGCCGCCCCCGCTTTCTTAAACTCACCATCTTTTATGTGATTGACTGCTTCAACAACTGCCCTTATGATTTCAAATATACCAACAAGCACTTTAGCAAAAGGCTCTATTAGAGCCATTAATATTCTAAACGCTATTGCTACTATCATAATGACTGGTACTAACGCTCTCATCAACATAATTATGTCTGGTAAAGCGTCGAGAATAAGTGGCAAAGAAAATGCAATACCGATTGCCAATTCCTCACCTAATTTTTTAATCTCCGGCATTAAATCGGATATTGCGTTCATTATTTGGTCGCCAAATGCGTTAGTCAAAGCAGTCAGCATTTCAGTCAATGGCTTACCTATCTCAATCATAGCATCTGTGATTTTAGATACAAAGAGCCTCAATGACTCCAATGCTGAACCACCGTCAGCCACCGACCTTTGTAATGAATCCGTATATGCGTCTGTTGCACCTGCCGCATCATGATTCATAGCCACTAATTCATGGAATGAATCACGCTGACTCACCAAAGATGCAATAGCAGTTCCACCTCTCACACCAAATATTTCTAAGATTTGTGTTGTTGTTGCACCACTTGCTGATAACTGGTCTAATACATCACCCAATGAAGTAATACCGACTGTCTGTTGCTCAATTGTTCGCAGTAAATCGGTTGATTCTTCTTTTAGTTCTTTCTCTGTGGTTGTTAGTTTTTGTAATTGGTGTTGTTGAATTGTCCTGTCTAAGTTTAATTGTTGCTCTGTTAAAGCAAGTGCCGAGTTTGCTTCTTCTAATCTTGATATTGTTTTCAGTTCTTGCTCTGTCAAATCTCTGTTTTGTTGTGACGCTCTTGCTCTAATTTGAGCAATAGCAAGATTATTTTTTTGTTGATTGATTGAAGTTTCAGTTAAAGTATCATTTAGAGCCTGTAATTCTGTCTTAAGCATCATACTTTCTTTACCTGCCCTATCTAACTCAATAGTCAAAGACCTCATTCTGTTTTCAGCCGCCTGACCTGCGGGCGACAAAACCTTGACATTCAAGTTCAAATCATTCATGGCTCTCGTAGCATCGAATGTTGGTTTCAACAATTTGTTGATTGCCATTCTCAAACCTGTTCCGGCAATAGTTCCTCTCAAACCTGCATTACCTAAAGCACCAACTGCGGAGGCAGTTTCTTGAATACTAATACCTGCGGAGAAAGCAACTGGGGCTACGAATTTTAGACCTTCACCCAAAGAAACAATATCAACATTTGACCGAGTAAATGTTTTTGTCAATACATCGGACACTATATTCAATTGTGACATTTCCATTCCAAATGCTTTTACACCTGCAATACCAATGTTAGTCGCAGTTTGAATATCAACTCCACCTGCAATAGCGAATTTAACAAGGTTTTCCAACGCCCCGTCATCAATCATTTCATCTCTGGTAACACCTGCAATAGCAAGTTTGTTAGCGGCTTCACCGACCTCTGCCGCAGTAAATCTTGTTGATTTTCCTACATCTCGTATTTTCTTTTCTAATCTATCTAAGTCGCCTCCTGTTGCACCTAAGATAGCACCTGTCCTTGCTAAGGTGTCGTTAAACTCAATGAAAGTTTCAACTGATGTGCGAAGAAATTGAGTCATTTTGGTCGCACCAAATGCTGCCGCACCTATTGCTATGCCTTTGAATGACGCTCTCGCAACTGTTCCAAATCTGGAAGCACTATTACCTGCAATATAGAAAGCCTGTGAGAGAGCATTTAGGTTAGCCCTTGCCTGTTTCGTATCGAGGTTTATCTTAAGTCTTGCATCTGTTTCAACCAAGCATCAGCACCCCGATAAGAGAGGGTTAGAATACATCACCTTTTACGGTTTGCTCTGTTTTTGTTTCTAACGCTTTGACTATAAGCGTTTAGTAAGAATGTAGCATCTCTTACATCTAAATCTCTAAATTCTTTTGGAGTCATAGACATATATGCTAAAAACTCAAAGAATGCAACACCATTATTGGTTATTGCGTATTCTCCAATTCCCCCAAAACACCACCACCGTTTAGTTCTCCAACGGAGGCCATGATTGCTTGGGATAATGCACCCAAATGAGTTAGAGGTAATTTAGAAAGTAAAGCCCAAGATACTTCATTATCGCACTTGCTCATCATTTCACAAATCATAACCAAGCCCAAAGCCTCTGCCTTGTCTGTTTCATTTTGGTGTTTTCTAACCGCAGGGTGAAACTTTAATCCTTGATACTCCGATGTAGTCAAAGGCATTACATTAATTGTATCTTTGGGAATCCAGTCTAAGTGTGAAACATCAACTGGTATCGGTTGGTCAGCGTTCTCAAGTGCTTCATTTAGCCATGACATAGAGAATCCTTCCTCTAACACCTATATGAAGGTGTATCATCAGGCATCTCTTACAAAACTCAATCCTTCAAAGGTTGCATTTATCATCAATGCACCCTCTGCACCGGCCTCAATACCCTCAACGGATAAGTCAGTCAAAATGCAATTACTAATTGTGTAAGTGTGAACCCCTGCCGCACCGTCATTGTCAAACTTCAACTCAAACATTGTGTTGTTCACGAAAGCGGTCATTAAAGTTGCATCATCAATTCCCCATGCTCGCTTTAGTGTTCCTGACGCTGAAAATAATCCCCTTGTATGTCCGGTAGCAAATGAATTACCTAATGTAGTAAATTTTCCTGTTTGAGCCGATAATGTGAAATCACCTGACACAAAGGCGATTAGTGGCGACCCACCGGCAGGGGTCATGGTTATTACTGCGCTTGTTCCTGTAAAAGCATGAACGGACATGGCACTATCTTACAAACACATAGGTTATAACGATTATTGACCTTCCGCCAAGTCTTTCAAATGGTTACTGACCGCCAATATCTCTTGCTTCAATCTATTTTGATAAGCAGTTTGTATCTGTTCATCTGTGATGCCTGATTGAGCCGCCAATAATTCTACTGTGACCAATGTTCTCAAAACCTGTTGGTCTTGAAGTGTCATTCCTAATGCTTCATGTGCTTCTTCTGTAAATTCGCTCATTTTCAAACCTCCCTTATTGCCTCTGTTGCTACAACTGTTGTGTTATTCCCATCAATAGATTCTAAGACTGCAAACTGACCTTTCTCATGCTTACTGACTTTCACCTGTGTAGTCGTAGTTCCGAATACGCTTAAAACGGTTTTCAATGATTCTGTGAAAGCAACTTTGAACGGCTCTCCTTCAATTTCCATCTCAAGTGGAGTCCAAGACCTAACTTGTTTGCCCGACCAATGACCTGACCGAGCCTCACCTTTCTTATCGAAAGTAATAACAACATACGGGGCTTTGGCAGTTAATTGTTCATGGACTCCTTTTCTTAATTCTTGAAGTGAAATCGTAGCAGTATGAGTTGGCGGTTCATTATCAAACATTGGGAAAAGAATTTGACCTTTCTCGTTCTTTGGCATGAGCCACCTATCGGGAATAATAAGACAATCTTCTTCCTCTGCGGGCATGACCTCTGCACCACCGTTGTTTTTGGTTGATATTGAAATCGGTTGTGAAGCCTTTGTTGATATTCTAATCAACTCGCCTCTTGACTTGGCTCTAACAATGTCGCCTAATTCTTTTGGGTCAGCCAATAATACACATGGCTCTTTGACTTTCAAACCACTAACCGGCCACCTTGTCAGGATTGCTTGCATTGTCTTAGCAACATTCAATCCACTAATGCTGATGCCTTCGTTTTCAAAGAGTATTTTGACTGGCACTGGTGGAGAATCCATGCAAACTGCTGATAGCAAATTGGCAAACTCCCCTCCATTAACTTGTATCATACAAGTCCTACTTACTTTGGAGTTAGGTGTCAGCATACCCTCTAACGGGTAGCCCACCTACTTTAAGGAATATAACGGGGGCTTTAGGACAGACACCCCCTCATCTTCATGAGAGGCACGGGTCGCTACCCCCGTTCCAACAGACCGGACAATTTCCGACAGTCCTTTACCCTGTGAAGGGTGTTGCGTGTCTGCCCCCCTCGCATCTTGGAGGCTCAAGTTAAGCCCCCTGCAAGGGATTGAGAGCGTAGGTTGGTGGTTTCGCCACCAAAGGGGAGAGGATTGCTTTTGGCTTTTCCACATTAGCATCTTTAGAGAGGCGGTGTCCTCGTTGTTGGTTTGTTCGCTCTGTTCTATCGTAGGGGCTACCCCTATATAAGTGTATCGCCTATTCTTCATCATAAGCGTCGGGGTGAGCAAGCCATGTTTTCTGGGGATATTTTGTTCGCCCATCAATACTGGCAACTCTTACAGTTCCGGCACAATAAAACAAATGTGGCTTCTTGGCTAAGTGATTCGATAACCTGTTCATCTCAAATGGTTGCTTTGGTAAGGTAAGAATTTCTCCTGTTGTCATCGGTTTTCCATCGGGGAAGGTTGCACCTTCTTTTATCATACATTTCCAAAGACGCTTGACATTCCGACCATCGGATTTTCCTAATCGGCCTTTCTTCCTAACGCCATATTTTGAAGAAGGCACGGTTTCATCAGTCGGTTTCTTGCTTTTCTTCATCTCCTGACTCCTTCGGCTTAACAATAAGCATTCTTTGGGGTTTGTGAATTTGAGTTCTCTTAATTGCCTCTGCCACATCATCGGGCAAAATAGGCAAGACTCTATCAACTGCGGCATTGGATAACGATACCATAGTTCCGAATACTGTTGGCGGCACTAACCTCTGCACTTCGGCAGGGATATATGACTTTCTCGTTTGTTCTCGCCATTCAACCGACCATTTCTCCGTATCTAACTTACATTCGGACACTGGCATTTGGTAGTCAAAAATTTCAGTTTTGATGTGATTATCAATATCTTTCTTTCTCTTTTCAAGCATAGCCTTGCTTGCTTTAATGGTAGCCAATTCATCTAATAAATCGTCTGTATCTCCACCTAATGTAGGTGTTAGCATATCCCAAGCCCCGTTTTGCATCAAGTCCTGTGCTTTAGGGCATAGAGGCGCATAACTACACCATTGACAACCCTTGCCAATTGTGGCCGGTACTTTAGTCCAGTCGCTTGAATCTATTGCTTTGATATTCTCATATTGACCATGAAGCCAGTCCTTGAAAGTTTCAAGTCTTTCATCCGACCAAACGGTTGATACTGTTCCATGCCTCATCAAATCAAAAGTGAATTTCAAAGGTCTATCCGGCCACATTTCTCTTGCTACACAAAGATAGATTGCTGCTTGTATGCTATGGTCGGCTTCACCTTGAGTTATGTCTAATCTCTGTGTTTTGTAGTCAATCAATTCAACTGTTCCATCTGGGTGTTCAATAATTAAATCAACAAACCCTAAAACTGGTGTTCCTGTTCTTTCAAGGAAATAAGGGGCAGTATGTTGTCCGAATTGCATCTCGACATAAAGAACCCTAACTGGTGAACGGCCTCGACGGTCAAACCATCTCTTAAGCATCTTTTTTCCATCTTCATAAAATGCCAAATCAACTTCACGCTTGGCAGATATTTCATTGTATAGTTTCATCAACCTACCAAATTTAGGCGGTGGTGTATTACCATCCTCGTCAGGTCGTCGCCATTCTTCAAAAGCATCGTGAACATTGTTACCCATTCGACCCGCTTGTGAATTATCCCTATGATTTCCAATATCCTTCAATGCCTGTGCATCAGCAGTCGGAGTTTCATAATGAAAACAATACTTCAACTTACAATCTTGAGCAGTCTTTAATCGGCTCGCTGAAATGTAAGGTACTCGCATTTAGATTACTCCGTTGATGTAGCCTTATCAACTGCCTTCCAAAAGCGTTCCTGTGTCGGGTTCTCAATTCGGAACGGTTTGCACGCTCTCGATTTCTTGATTGCTGCAAAATGCCTTGACTCCAAAGTTCCGCCTTTAGTGCGTTGTTGTTGAGTCATTTCAACTATCCAGTCAAATAACGGGTCAGTCATGTCAGGTCGCCCTGCGGCCAACACAACACGATTCTCGTTAGGTGTTCCGTAGTTCTCTGTTTTGGTTTTCAATAAAACCGTTGATAGGAAGTGGTATGAGTAAATTTCACCGGCTATTTTCAATCTCTCGTATGGAGAATAGAATAGTTTGTTGATTACTTTGTAAGCGTGCATCTGTCCTTCCGCATAGGTAGGAAGTGTCTTTTTACCTTGACTCATAGCCTCTTGTTGTCTTGAAAGTAATAGTTCACCTTCGGACATACCATGAACAGAGGTTGCATAGTGTTCTCGGCAAGCCAAGTAATACGCCCCTTCATTCTCCATGACCATGACTCTAACACCGTTAGGGTGTTCCTCTTGGTGTTGCCTCATCAAATCAATGAAAGCCATTGACATATCATTTACTTCGTCAGGAGTCCTACATACTTTTCTTAGTATGCGACTTCTAATGTTCGGTGAAACAATTTCATCTCTTGCTATCAAGTCAGCCTGTCCTTCTAAATCGCAGTCAATAATACACATCAAAGCCTCTTCCGGTTCAACCGATGAAGCCTTGTCAGCAAAAAATTGTAATGCAAAGGTGGATTTACCGCTACCGGAGAATCCTTGTATCTTCATGTGCCTTGTTCTATTCTTAATCATGGTTTCGCCAGTATCACATGATGCAATAAGGGCGGCATAGTTTTCAGCCTTTTTCTTACTTCGTGCCATAGATGAAGAGTCAATACCCACCTATATAAGGAAGATTAACGCCAAATCTCATCAAAGGTGGGTTCTCTTGCTTTTCCTTCAAGCATCTTTGTTATCATTTTGAAGTTAGAAACTTCTTCCTTTCTAAGTGCCTCATATTCACGGCCAAGTCTTAGTGCTATGTGTCTTGGTCTTTCACCATCACAATGTAAGTTTTCAGGAGAAAGTTTGCATTCTAAACTTTTGATAGCCATTAAGCACGCTGATTTTATTACTTCTAATTCCTGTTTTTCTCTTGGGGTTAGGGTTCTGTTCGCCATGTTTAACCCTAAAGGTTTCCCCTATATAACAGTATTGTCTATTGAATAGGTGGAGGCAACCTTCTGTGTATGGCAACACAAGAACCCAAATCCCCCCGAAGTTAGATGAAGGTTGCACCCCATGAAAGGGGGTAGGTGGGAGTTAGCGGTTGGATAGGTAATATGAAGAAACCGCACAAGAGCAAAAGAACCTTGCCTGATGAAGGCGAACCGTCTAACTCCCGATAACTGGCGCATCAATCCCAGTCATCTTCCCATTCGTCGTCGTCGCCAGTAGTCCATTCACCGTCGGCTTTCGCCTCCGCTTTCTTTTCTTTCGGTTTTGACTCCGATTGAGTAGGTTCTTCCTTAACTTCTTCCTTAACTTCTTCCTTGACTTCCTCTTCCGAGTCGTCATCGTCGTCATCAAGGTCAATAGTTTCAACATTATCATTGTTGAAGTATGAAGAAGCATCGTCGCCCGAATCATCACCATTTGTAGGTGCTTCCGGTTGAGGCGGTGCAATTGTAATAATACCAACTGCACATTCTATTGTAGCCGATAGCCCGTATTGGTCGGACATGGAAGTTGTTATCAAAGCCAATACTTCGGAGTATTTACCAAACGCATTAGCAGTTGAAGATGAACAAAGAGCATTTAGTAGCAGGTTTTCGCCTGACTCAATCGCTTCAATAGTCATTGTTGATTCGTCTTTCAGCAACATTTTACCAAATGTATTACCTGTCTTAGATTGTTGAACACCCGAATAAGAAACGGTTGCTTCAACTAAGCGGTAGTCATTCCTGTTTCTGGAAATATCATTTTCCAATTCAGCAATTGGTGTAATGTCGTAGGTGTCACGGAGTAGTTGCACCTTGTCGCCATGACCGTCAAATTCTTCCTCAACAAATACTGTCATACCCGATAATGGGCGTAGGTCAAGAATGTCAAGGTCAAGGTTTCGACATGAAACTGCCGCACTATATGTTCCACCTTGAGTAATGTCATCAGCCAAAGCCGCATCTTCATCCCATAATCCCATCTTGAAAAGAGCAGGTGACATAGTTGAATCTCCATCCTCGACTACAACAGAGCCAAAGATGTTAGCCATAGCACGGCCATTTCTTAGTATTCTTGATTCACAAGACCAAATATCCATGTGAGCCACATAGGACTTTTGCCTTAGCATTGATGAAAGGTCGGACATAATACAATTCGCTACAAATCTCTGTGCGCTTGCAGTTTTAATTCCTCCTAAGTCAGCAATTGAATCTTTCAATTCCTCTGCCTTTCTTTTGAACATTAGGGCGACGGGTTGTTCATCTTTGAATATCCCGTTTTGAACGCCCTTGTCAATGAAAGGTTGCAGTCTTTGTTTTACGCTTTTTGGTAGTGTTGCTTTTTTCGCCATATTATCACTTCGTATTCTGTCCTATTATCCACACCTATATGAATGAATATCTCAATCTCCATCTTCCATTTCATCAATTTGAGCATTCAGCATGGCTTCCCACAACTCATCATCTTCCGGTGCTATCTCCTTTGAAGAAGTCTTGATGTTCTCAATGACTTCCCTACGCTTGCTTAGTTTATCTGTGGCTATGTTTTCACCACTAAACCAAGCCGAGCCGGAGAAAAAACTACCTCTGTGTCTTGAATCACCAATGACTTCATCAATCAATGTATTTTTCCCTTGAGGTCTAAGATATGCAGGTAGGAATAATGAACGCCAAACTTCCGCTTGCTCTTTCGTCAAGCAACCGATGGACTTTAGATTCTCTTTGTCCGAACCTTTGATGGGGTGAATTATGTCAGCCCTTGTGGTCTGTTCAAGTATGTCCTCATACTCTGTTATTATATCAGGTAGGTGCTTTCTTGCGGCTTCAACAAATAATGGTGCAAGTGCATAATCATCCATCAAACCTGCTTTGGCCTTGACAATTTTGTAGGTCTTTCTCCCACCGCCTCTACCGCCTCCCCTGCGGCCAACTTCAATCAACCCTGCATCTTCCAATGTAGGCAAGTGCTTTTCCTTCAAGGCATTCTTAGTGGTGCTAAAAGCATGAATACTCAACCATTGTAGTATGTTATCCTCCGTCAAAGAACGCCTCGCCTCTTGCATGGCATTCATTTGTTGAAATACAGTCCAAGTGCCGTCAGGAACACCGGATAGACTTGCTCTCAATACAAGGTCACATAACAATAATCCAATGACATTATCTTCAACAGAGGCGAGTAAAAACTCATCACCGTCAGTAGTTTTTTGAATCGGGCGTTGCTTTTGATGTAGCAAACAGACTGCATCTATGATTGACAATACCTTGCCTATATCTCTTTGGTGTTGAGCATTTCTTGCAGGGAAAAAGTCAGCCATTAACGGGGCAAATATGTTCCTAACCTTATGTTCCGTTAGCCCAAGCATTGATGCTTGGAGTAATTTTAGGTCGGGGTGGATTCTAAATTGTTCCGGTCTGGCTTTTGCATGAAGTGCATTCTTCACAACAGAATCAACTTTCTCAACTGTGGTATCGGGAGTCATAATTAATTGACGGGTTATCTGTTCAGCCTCGCTTGGATTTCTTGTAGTCAGGGTGATAAAAGACGGCCTTCCTCTAATGATGAAGTCTTTTGTTTCTATTTCGCCCGATAACTCATTCTTAATTGGAGTTTTCCAAATTAATTCGTCATCATCACCGCTCATGATGGGTTTCATTTTCCTAATAAAAGCAAATGATTCATCTTTCTCCAAGACAACAATACACCGCCCATCAACATTCACAATGAAATTACCTTCCTCATCTATCTCATCGTAGTCATACTTCAATGCCTCTTTAGATGCACCCGCCAAAACCATAATCATGCTCTTAGGAAAACCATTCCTTGCCGTCAATGTCATGTATGTCTTGCCGCTTGCCGACTGGCCTATCATTTCAAGATTCAATGGATTGTCTGTTTTACAAGATAAGAAAACAAGAAATGTCAGCATCAAGTTTGCATCATCACCAACAAACGGTGTTTCTCTGGATTCGTGCAAAATAGAATTTACCTTGTCAAGCAAATGTTTCTCGCCTAAAAATTCCTTGATGGTATTCTGGTCAATAGCCCCGTAGGTGCTTTCTTCGCCAACAAAGGTTTCGCTTTCCACTTTGATTTTATCTTTCATCGGTGCAGGTGTATATGTTCCATCACGGAGAATAGTTCCGGCTTTGAGAAAATCCTCTGTAAATTGCTTTGCATCAGTTATCTCCGCACTTTTTGCCAAGCGTGCAATTGAATGTTGGGATAGGACATTTACCTTGCCCTGTGGCTTTTCATCTATCTCAACTGCAAACTCCATTCGCCCCTTAGTTGATGTAAGGAAAGTCAAAGATATGCTTACTGCGCCCGATTCAAACTCAAATACGGTTGATGATTCGGGGGATTGTTTTACCTCAAGGTCGGTTGCCATGACTCTCAAGGTGCAACCCCACCATTATGAATTAATTGTTAAAATCACCTTCTTTAGATTATACATACACTTTGTCTATTGTATGTGTGTATTAGTATGTGTTGTAGTTTGATTAATTAGGATAACCCCCCGTAGGGGGGTTAAAGAATCAGACAATTGCAGGGTTTGAACCGTCAAGGTCTTTCAAAACTATATGCAAGAAAAACACTTGGCGACAAAAACACCGATTAATTGTAATAATTAAATTACCAACATGGCGAGTCATAGAACCACGCTTTGAAAACGAATACTGCTTCATCATCGGAGGCTAAATAGAAAGCCAACTCTAACAGATTTGCCAAATCGGTATCTTCATCTTTCATAGAATTAGAATTTTCAATTATGTAATCTTCGTATTCTTCTTGCTCGTCAGTCCATGTCATGCCTGTCATGTTTAAGCGTAGGGGATTCCCCTATATAACAGTATCGCCTATTGAAAAGGTGTAGGGGGGCAAATTGCCTAAGTTTTTGTCGGGTATGCCCCCCTACGGGGCGAAGGCCGTCAAGGTAGGTCAGTCTGCAAGCCACTTTGCATGTGATGCAAACAACTGCGCCATTCTCGGTCAGGCAAACTCAATTGGCGGCCAACCCTTCGTTTGCTTACCTACCCCTGCTTATTCCCTATCCCGCCCTGCTCGGCATCACCCGTTAGGTCAGTATGGCTTTCAATTCTCGCACGGCCACCATTTCTGGTGTTCTTCGGCAGGGGGTTTGACTCCCCTACAAACTACCCTATCAGTCGCCCCTATATAACAGTATCGCCTATTAGTTAGATAAATCCAACGCTAACTGTAATGTTTTCTTCAAGTCTGGCGATTCTCTGCCTACATCTAATGTCATTGTAGGCGGGCTATCAACCTGCATAGACCAAGATACGCCCATGATTCTGTGTATTCCTGATATTCCCGTAGTAGCAAATTCCATAGCATCACCGACTCTAATGTTAAATGTTGATGGGATTCCATCAACAGAATATCTAACCTTTGTTCTACCTACATTGGAGAGCATGAGTTTGGCAAACCTCTCTGCTTGAACATTGTTGATTATAGACTGTTCATTGAATACTTTTTGGACTGGTCTTGTTGGATAGTTTGCACTACCAACTGCGGGGAATGTAAAATTGACTCCCTCTGCTTCATTTAATACAACTACAACATTGAAGAAATCTAAATCTCCTTTGTCTTGTTCAACATAAGTTGGGTAGAAATCTAAAGGCTTACTGCTTCTTCCTGATGATGTCAATTCACCGCCTCTTAGGGGCTGTAAGTTTGCATCTGTTAGGTCTTGTAATATTCTAACATTAACAAGTCCGTTATTCTCTGCTCTCAAAGCATGAATCTTGGGGGCGGCATTCATAAATTGTAATACTGATTGACAAGCATTTAGTATTGTTTTATTTGATAATGTCAATGAATTAGGAACAACAACATTTGATTCAACAATTATGCTATCAATTGGAATAGGTACGGAAGAACCGGCTATCAAATTTTTCAATATGGCTGCACCGTCATTTGTTGATATTACTTTTGTTGATTGCACTATTTCATTCGATAGATAGCCTAATGTATCTAAACAAGTAAAAGATAAAGACCGACCTGTTTCTTTTATCTCCGATATGTAACCTGTGTATATCAAAGGTGGATTAGCCCAATTATTCGGAGAAAGATAAACTTGAACCGTATCTCCAACATTTACAATTCCTTCCCTTCTTCCTTGAATACTGGAAAGTGTTATGTTCATGGTTCTTGGTGCATTCAACCCCTCCGAACCTGATATTGAAGTTATGCCTTTCAATAACCCTAAGCCATTTACAACAACCATAGGACAGTTCGGGATTCCCTCATCTTCGGATATTTCACCATAGATATTACGATACAATATTTGTCTTGACCGTGCAAAAAATACCCTGTGCTTCCAACCGTTTCTCAAGCCACCAAGTCTAAGCGACTTTGGCCTAAATTGATACTTGAGTCCTTCGGGATTCCAACCTCCATTTGTAAATCCTAAATCGCCTAAGTCAAATTCTAAACCTCCATCTTGAACAGAGGAAGGTTGGTTATTAGAAAACGGAGTTGTTGTAAAAGCAAATCCACCCCTTGAACCTCCACCTCGTTTGGTGGTCAAGTCGTAAGCATCAACAATTGGTGAAGATGAATAATAGTGAAATCCAAAGCCGCTTGTTTGACTGCTTCCTCCTACGCCAAGATGACCCGAATCGTTGTTGAATATTTGTGGGTCGAAAGGTCTTGGAACAGCCAAACTGGTATAACAAGTGGTTATTGTTTTATCTTGAACATAACTACCGCCTATGTCGGAAGGGAAGGGTATCAAAGATAAACCAAAATCATTTGGATAATGAGTTGGCCTCTCCATCAATTCTTTTTCGCTTATTGACTGCGCTATTGGTTGTGATAACTCCTTATTGTTTAGTTCATGCCTAACAGTTTCAGCGTAAGTTCTTGAAACCCATCTGGCAACTGCGGTTCTTGGTATTCTGTGGTCTTGACCGATTTCCTCAATGTCCTTTTTCATTTCATCGGGAGGCAAGATGTAGGCAACCCTATCATCGGGCTTCCTAACAATCCTGTTATACCTCTCAATAGCATCGGACATATTGTATGCTTACTGGTCATTGTTCTTTACCTTTCTTAAGCACCACATGATTTTACCTTTCTCTGCATTCCATGCGTAAAGGTTGTTTCCGATTACAATTTTGCTGACTGACTCTTGGCTCTTGCTCATGATACAAGATGTAAGGCCACTCCTATATAATAGTATCGTCTATATTCTCTTTTTGAACCAATTTATGTCTGTATTCCATTTAGCGTGGCACTTCCGGCACTCTAATTGGACTTTATCACCAAAAGAATTACCTCTTACAGAGCCTTTGCACTTCGGACATTTCATTCTCTCCACCAATCAGGTTTTGCTCTGCCCTTAGACCAAACGATAGTAGGGCGGTTCTTATCTCTAATGTAGTATTCTCTGTTGGCTTCAACGCCACACGCCCATTGTTTTGAATCTCTTAAGTCATCATGTCCTTTGAAACATCGTGGAGGTTTTGCCAGTTTGCCTCTTTTGATATAGCGTCTTAGTTTTAGTGAATCAATAGCCATCAAGCCGTCGTAGCAGTAATGATGCTTACCAAAGCGCATCTTAAATTCCTGACATAAAGCCAAGCCCCATTCCAAGACCCAGTTGAAATTGTTTCTCGTTTGCATAGTCCACTTTGTCGCAGGGTGGTTTGGATAACCGCCTTTATGTGGCTCTCCGGTTGATTGAGCCAACGGTAGTAATTCAGTAGGACAATCATTATCTCTAAGACTTTGAACAATCATTTGCATAGCCTCTGTTGGCATTTTTACAATATGAGCGTCGGCTAAATCTAAAGCCGCCAGTCTTGGGTCATGGTTGGTGTAAAAGATATTCATACTCAAGCCTCAAGGTATTCTTCAAA